ACCGCCCACTAGACCACCTGTAGCGTTTGCCGCTGCATTTTGCCCAGCTTGACCTTGTTGCAACTGGAAAGCGTAATTAGGGGCTAATTGAGCATTTAAATCTTGATTATTAAACTGATTATTAAAATAAGCGTTATTACCAGTTAAATTACTTAATGCTGTTGTTCCATAATTGGCATAAGGAGTAAATTGTTGGGATGCCTGCTGACCAGCGGTAAGCAAGTTTCCTTGTTGTTGCATAGCAGCATTGGCTTGTGTATTAGCTGCGCTTTGCGTAGCTTGACTTTGCAAATAACCACCTACTAGGGTTGCCCCAGCTACTGCTGCTACGGCCCATGTCATAATATACTTCCTTCCAAAATTTCGGTTTTTTGATTTGTAACAGCAAATTTCTTTAATTTATTGCTAGAATCAAATAATGCCAATTCATCTGGCTCAAGTAATTCAGCTTCTATTTCATCTAAATCAGTTTTATCAGTTTTATGGAAAGTAATTCCAATAGCATCCGATAAAGCAAAAGTTACCCTTTTTGTGCCAGATTTGCTTTCAATTATATCGCCTGCAAGGAGTTTTTTCATTCCATTTTCACTCCAAGCAATAATTTCACCTTTAGCACACATAAAAAAATGATCTTTTTTATGAATTTTTCCAACAATAACTGTTCCTGCTTTTCTAAATACCTTTCTACAATACATTCCACCAGAAAAATAATGCTCTGTTGGAAGCTCAACTTGATCCATAGAAAGCATTTCAGATTGAAGCTTTAATATCTGCTCTTGAGTAGGAATATTAGAATTAGCAATATCAAACATTGTAATAAGGCACTTTATAGGGTTTACCTTGAACAGTAATATTGATAAAACCTTGCGGATTAGTAGGCAAAGTACCTGTACCTTTAGTGGCGTTTGTGGCCGAACTAAAGTTTAAAATGTTTAAAAACCATTGTTGCCATGCCCGTGTAGGCATTTTTGTCTGATCGTCAATTAAAGGGGTTACAGGGTATGGATTACCCTGAGTTGATCCCCAAATATCATTAGTCATCAATTTTCCCCTTCTGATGCTTTTAAGTTAGCAGACACTATTACAGCCTTAACAGGATCAGTAACAACTACTTCAAAAATACGATCCCTTGCATAACCTAATCTGCGCCAAATAGCACGATTACGATATTTACCAATTTGACCTATTCCTGTCCAATGTTCATTAGACCAAGTAGAACCACCATCATTTGACCATCTAAGCATAGCTTGTGGATTAGTTGTATCAAAAGGCACAACTACGCTGCCTGGCGAAACAATCAATACATTATTAGGTGCTACAGTTGTTACATTGCTTGGCGTAATAATATATGGGGATTGGACAGTTGTTGTTTGACCTGGCGTTGGTGGATAAATAATAAATGTATTGCCAAAAGCTATTGTTTGGGAATTGCTTGGAGCAATCGTATAGGGTGATGCAGCGTAGCTTGTAGTTGCTGTATTTACATAAACAGGGGCAGAACTACCAGAGGTTGAAGAAATAGACGTATTATTTGCGCTAGTGCCAATGCCTGAAAGACCTACACCTGGCTGGAATTGTATTTGAAACTCATCAAAATACTGACGTTGTAAGTCTGTAACTAAATGAGGTGCTCTACGCAATCTGCGTATCTCATCGCCATTATCGGTATAGTTTTGTGGGTCTAATTGATAAATATGCCCATTTTCCCAATCGCCAACTAAAACTGAGTCATTAAATACAGTAGCGCAATTAGAACGATGGCGGTGGTAGATATTGTTTGTATCTACATAGAGCCATTTATGCCATAGCTGGGTAGAAATGTCATAAGCCCAAGTTAAATCAATCGTTGGGAAAGAAATTACATAGACCTCATGGCCCTCTAACTGATAAGTATAGGCTACGGCATCTTCAACATATTGGTTAACTAAGGTGTTTTCTACAGCATGAGTGGATATTCTTTGTGGGAAATAGCCATTCATCATCACAATTTCTGATTGCCCACGATTGTTTTTAGCCAAATATGCAAAAGAATTGCCAAGTCTGGCTACAGAGAATTTAGCTGCTAAACCATGCTGGCTTGAGCTTCCTGGAATTCTTTGAAATGGAAATGGGAATGTTCCTACATCTGACCATACTTCTGAAGTAGTTTCGCCCAATAAATAGATTTGTCCATGATCGCAAATTAGAGATACAAGATTATCAGGGCCAGTAAACTTAGAAGCATAAGATAAGCCATAAGTTATAGGGCTAAGAATATTAGAAGCAGCCCATTGTTGGGTATTGGGGTCGTTATAAACAAAATAGTTATCTACAGTATCAACAGTTGTACCGCCAGCAAAAGCACCATCAGAGCTAGGTAATACTGAAAACTCCACCGCATACATCGTTTCAGATGTTGACTCAGTTTGACTAAAGTTAATAAGATAATTACCTGTGCTACCCGTACCTGTACCAGTTGTAAGTGTTAGGGTTAACCCTGTGCCAGCATTATTTGTGCTTGTGGAAGCAGGATTTAAAGGAACAGAAGTATAAGACCCTGCAAAGGTTAAAGAAAGCCCTGTAACCGAGCCTCCTGTACCTATTGAAGTTACTTTATAGGTAGCTGGGCTACTTCCATAAACACCGCCTAAAACTGTTACAAGATCGTTTAAAGCGTATCCTGTGCCTGCTGTGGTGATTGTTTGACTTAATACTGTTCCTGATCCTAAAGCAGTAATAATCGTATTAGGTAATACATTTGTGCCTACGATTGTTTGACCTGGATATAAAGTGCCACTTGTTACTGCTGAAACAGTTAAAGTTGTGCCAGAAATAGTGCCTGTAAATATTGCACCGCTACCATTTGTGTTTAATAACTGAGCAGTAGGAATTGTGTAGGAGTTATTAATTGTATATGTTCCTACGCCTCCTGAGCCTGAGCCAAGAGCAGTAATAATAGTTTCTAATCCTATTCCTACACCATAAAGCGATTGACCAACTTTAATTGTGCCTTCTCTGACTTGAGTGACTGTCAAAGTCGTGCCTGAAATTGAACCTATAAAAGAACAAGAGTCAGGCTGAGAAATTCTCCATGTATAGCGATAAGTTCCATCAACAATATAGACGTTTACTCCGTTATCTGTAATGCCTACTTGTCCTGTTCCTGTATTCAAAATACCAATTACATAAGGAATATAAGAAGAATCCATTGCATAGACATATTGACCGCAAACTGCAATCATATATGTACCACCAGCCAATGTTCTCATTCCCCGAACAGGTGATTGCGCTGATAAAGCGACTACGGAAGTTAAGCCAGGAGTAGGATATAAAGCAACAACACCTCGTGAGCCTTGAGCTTTAGTCGGGTCAACCTCTGGCCGCCAATTTATACACTCTTGGGCATCCTGATAAATACTAGGTGCTTCATAACTAGCTCCGACAAAGCCAAAATCCATTTTTTAACCTTATCTAAAAAATCCACCGCTTAAAATCCAACCAGCATCTTTTTGTCTGCTTGCCAACATAGCATCAGCAAAACGAGCAGATTGAACTGGGCGCATATTAGTGCGTTTAACTGTAGCTTTAGCTTGTGCTGCAAAGCCATTAATCATTGCAATTTGAGTTTGAGATGCTTTGCCATACATAGGCATCAAACGCTCTGCTAAACACCATCTAAGAGCCATTGTGTAGCCTTGTGGCAGATTAATGTCATCATAGATAGTCGTAAATTCGCTGAAAATATTGTCAGCAAAGATGTGCATTTCGCCCTGAGATGGGTTAGGCCATACAAAAATGTTACCCAATGTTTCTGTTGGTTGATAGTAAAGAGCTTTAGGCCAAGGGCCATTTAAAGTCTTTAAACCAATCATTTCATAATCTTCTACGTTCAAAATAGAAACTGGGTAATCTAAACCACCATTGTTGATTGGAATTCCATTAGAGTTTGTATTAATACGAACAAAAGCGGAATTAATTGTTAATGGGCGTTGATAATAACCAGTAAATGTAAGGCTAGATAAACTTTGTGGAATATTAACTAAGTATGTTCCTGCTTCGTTTACGTTGCCACCAGCACCCGTTACAAACTGAACAATCTTAGTGCCAGCCGCCACGCCCAATCCTGTGATTGTTTGACCAATCGAAATGCCGCCAGAATTAATAGAAGTAATTGTTAAAACATTACCTGTAATTGAGCCTACAAAACTACAGCCGATTTGACCGCCTGGGCCTATAGTATATTGAGTTTGACCTGGCGTAATTGGAAAGATGATTTCATTTTTATAAAAAACCATCATATCTTCATTAGACCATTGCCCAACCATATCATTGAGCATATCAAAAGCATCTTGAACTGCATCAGCAGATGGAGTTTCTCCTGCTTCTAATGCGCCAATATCTTTTAAAGCACGACTAATAATGTCTAATGCTTTAGCCATGATTAAACTCCAACTTTAGCTTCTAATGCAGCAACTCGTTTTCTTAAAGACTGTAATTCAGCAACAATATTAGCCATCATTTCTGGATTAGAAGAATCTGCCATTTGATAAACAGGCTTGCCTTCTGCATCTACAGCATTAGGAGTTCCTGTAACAGCTTGAGGAACTACAGCCTGTAATTCATCTGCAATAAAACCTGTATCAGAAGTATCGTTATTAATCCAATTAAATGTTCTTGGCTTTAAAGCATCAATAAATGTTCCGCTAGTAGTTAAATTTGCAATATTAGTTTTTAATCTACGATCTGAAGAAGTAAGATAAATAACGCCATTATTTGTGCTATTAATGTTAATAGCACCAATTCCAGAACTGCTTGAAGGAGTTCCTATGGTAAATAATTGAATTGTTGGTGTATTTGTATAGGAATTACTTACATAAAGAGAACCAGCAGCACCGAAAACTGTTCCTGTATAAAATACAGCAGCAGGATTTGCATTTGCTGCTTGTGCATACAGAACCCAAGCACCAGAAGTAGGATTAGCAGCTCCAAATCCTGCAATTCCAGTATAAGTGGTTGTTCCGCTAAAAGTAGATGCGCCACTAAAAATATTAGTTCCAGTAAATGTTTGAGTACCAGATATTCCGCTATTTAAAGTGGCTAAATTAGATGCTGCTGGAGTTTGTGAAGCCCAACCAGCTCCTGTAGAAACCAATACATTTCCTGAAGAACCTGTAGAAGTAAGTCCTGTGCCACCGCTTGAATATAGCAATGTGCCACCTAAAACTACGTTTCCTGAAGCTGGGGTGCTAGGAGTTAAACCTGTAGAACCGCCTGAAACAGTAGTAACTGCACCACCGCCACCGCCTGAAAATGTCAAAGTTCCTTGAACTGTTAAGTTTTTAGGAATAGTGATGTTTTGCGATGTGTCAATATAAAGTGCAGATTGACCATTTGTTTGTAATTGTAAAGTACCGCTTGCGTCTGCTGTTTCAACAATACCAGCGGAAGAAGCGTTAATAGTAGATGACATGGTTATAGTCCTATATTTGGTTTAAAGGTTGGTTTAACCCAGGGCAAACTGCTTTTTTCGCTATTTAACGCTTTCAGTTGCTGTTCTAGGTTAGATTTTATGATATTTATGCCGTCTTTACTAGCATCTTCTTCTATCATTTGCGCTACAAATCTTTCTTCTAATTGTTCAAAAGGAATCTGATTTTGAGGTTTAGAAAACACCCATTCGCCTTGAGTGTCAACAAAATTTTCACCATCCTTAGCAATTACATAATAATGTGCTGAAACTAAACCATTTTCTGATTTAGTTAAATCAGTTATTTTCCAAGTAAATTGCATTAAGCTCTAACTGTATCTGTACCACTAACTCCTGAAACAGAAGGAGATGGAGGATTAGAATTTTGCCAAATCCAAGTAGGAGGCCCAATAGTCCATCCATCACCATCAGGTTTTGGTGCATAAAA